CCCTCGAGCACCTCTGTCAAGAGACAACCAGGTTCCTTCCTGCAAGGTCGAAAGAACGAAAGGACGGGTTTGGGGGCCAACTGGCCTCGACGGATAAAAAAACTCTGAGAGTTCAAATCCGCGGAGATGTTAGAGTAGCCGGTCTTCTCAACATTGACACAAAGTCCGAAAGTTCCAGTCACCTCTTTCCAGAGGGAAAAAAACTTCCGATCACCTGCAAAGACGCAGTCATCGCCGTTGAAACGACCAACGCGGTTGGCCCCTGCCCCCCTCGCGATATCGCTGGCGATATCAAAACAGGCCTTATTGAGGATGCAAAGGAGCGGGAAACTCACCAAGTTCCCCATCATGCTGCCTCTGTTTATAGGGCGTATGGTTCCCGTGCAGGTGTTTTTCCAACGCAGGCGTTGGAAAGAACCTCTCAGAACCTTTCTTTCTTCTCCCGTCAAACCTTCATCCTTCGAAAGCTCGTCTATAATGACATCAACGGCTTCAAGGTAGATTTTGTCCGTGGCGGATTCGTAATCGCCACTTATGACAGCTTCTCCCTCTCGCCGGTCTTGCAAGACAGCCAAGAAATCTTCTTTCTTCACATCCCCACGAACCAGCCATCCGAAGGACGACAGATGGTCGTAGAGGGCGTTGTGAACAGGCGTCAAGACTCGCTTCACGCGAGCGGATTGCATCGTTACGACACGAAGCTTTCCCTTAGTCTTGGCGACTCCCAAGCGGACGAGCGAATCGTCTTTAGAAGTCTTTGAAGGATCGGTGGCGAGAGTGCCACCTTCACCTTGACGCGTTTCAAAACACCCCTGCTGGTCAGGGATGTAAACCCCACTCTCACTCCTCCTCACCCCGTACTCCACACACTCTCTGCGAGCGTTTTCTAAACGTTCGCCCCACCCGTGAGCGAGCTCTCGGACATGCCTCCTCAACAACCAATAGGGATCATGACACCATGTGGTGTTCACCCTATCAGGAGTCTCAGCCATCCGATTCGCCCACTCCTCCTTGGCCAGTTCTCCCCTATCGTGATCACAAGTCACGCACGGTGCATCGAAAATGCGCTTACAACTCGCAAGAGCTGAAGCCATCTTCGACTGTCGCACGCGACGTCTTGTCTTGCCGCCCTTAGAAAGCGACGGCATTTTCATCACGACGGGGACGCTTTGGTCCCAATTCCTTCTTAAGCCAAGACACGACGTACCTGATAACTCAGGAAGCTCACCCAGGAGTCTAAACTCCAGCTGGATGACACGAAGTGCCTTAAGAAGGCCCCGCCTAATGGGCCCTGCTGCTGCGCAGCGGGCTGGTTTATCGGAACGGCTCTTGTGAGCGGAACCGAAACCCATTGGGAGTTGAGGTTGATAAGATCAATCCAACGGGTCGTCCTTAT